CGACATCGTCAACGCTCACCAGCAGGGTTTCGGGGCGCGGGCGGGTGATCGGCCGCACCTGCGGCTCCGGCCCGACTCCGTAGGACTTGGTCAGCTGGAAGTCGGCGGCAAGGCCATCACCGGTGCCGATCAACTGATCGGACATGGTCGGGTTGCCGGTCATGCCATTCGAGCTGTGATCGAAGGGATCCATGATCCGGAAGCCCCGTGCCGGCCCGCGGCGGGCGCGGAAGAAGGCGAGCAGTTCCGACAGCTCGGTCTCCGAGCGGATGCCCGGCCCGACATCGAAATGCACCCGCGCATCGGACCAAAGGGCATTGCGCTGCTCGTGACCGGATGCGGTGACTGCGATCGAGGTCGAGAATTCGGGGGCAACAGACGTGCTGCGCCCCAGCGCAAAGGGATAAAGGACATCGTCGAAGGCATCCATGACTTGCTCCGGAAATGGGGGAAGGCGGGTGTATCCATCACGATTGACCTGTGGCAGCGCCCAGACGTAGCGACGGGCGATCGCGCGCTGTGCGGCTTCGTCGAGCCCGCGGTCGATCCGGGTCCAGAAGACTTCCGCATCGGCCGGATCGAGCACGAATCCGCTGAGATAGTCCTGATCCGCCGCCGGATAGCCGAGGCGTGCATCGACAAAGGCATAGGCCTTGCGCCGCGCGGCATCGGCGCCGGACGTCAGCCAGTCGTAGTCTTCAAGCTGCAAACGGTCGAAAGCCGGCGCGGCCCAGCCTTCGGGCAGGTTGGCGCGGTACAGCTCGGGCATGGCGGGATCGAGGATGGTCGGCGTGAAGGCCAGCAGCAACACCTCGGCTCCGCCCGGACTCGCGGCCCTGATCGCGGTGGTCAGATCGGCGGTTGACTGCGCGAGCAGCGCGCCGGCCGCATCGAGCAGCGCAATGGCAGAAGCATCGAGCGACGCGCGCATGTCCGCGATCACCGGCGGTTGCCCGCCAAAAGCCGTACGGGCGGCATCGTCATACAGGCAGATCTCGCCTGCGGCTGTGACCCACCACCACGGCTCGCCAATCTGGAAGCGCACCGGCAGTCCGGCCTCGACGAGCAGGCCGATGAAGGCCTCGGCGCAATCGGCTAGCCAGGCCATTGCTGTTGTGTTGGCAGGGGAAAGCAGCGAGGAAGGGGGCACCCATCCGGTCAGCGCGGGCGCGCCGCTGGCAGTGCGTTGCTTCCATGCTTCGGGACAATAGGCGTCGAACAGCTCGTAGGAGAGTGAGGCGATCACTTCGAGACCGGCAGCGCGCGCCAGTTCCAGAAAGCTGCGGTGCCACGCCAGCGCCGGTTCGCACAGCGCGCCGGATGCAGGCACAAGCAAGCCGCCGCCCGCCTGCCGTTCGAGCCGCATGAAGTGGCTCATGCCGACATAGTGCACCAGATCATCCCGATACCCGAGACCGGTGATCGCCCGGATCAGCCGCGCCGGGGTCTGGTTGTAGGCATCGTCATAGGCGGTCGCCATGCGCTCGCCATGCGGGGGCAGCAGCACATCGCCGATTTCGAGCATTCCGCGCCCGCCATCGGTGGCGATGTCGCTCATGGTCACTGAGCCGTTGAACCGCGCGGGCAGCGGCGCGGTGCTGCCCGCGGCATAGCCCGGCGCCACCAGCGAGATGAACATGCGGTCGATATCGTCCGGATGTATCGGCTCGCCGGGCAAGGAAAAGCCCGCTTCGAGCGCCGAGAAAGGCAGGGTGATACGCGCGTCGGTGGGTGTGCCTTCGGCGTAATTCCACAGCCGAACGAACCAGGTGCGGGCGGTGCCGCTTGCGTCGCGACCCTCGATCGTCAGGGTCGGCCCGTTGGGCTGGTCGAGCGGAATCACCCCTTGTGACTGCCAGCGGAAGCTCAAGGTGGTGTGCGAATAGTCGCGGTCGGTCTGGTAGGCGAGCAGCGGATGATCGAGCACATCCACGCTGTCCCAGATCAGCCCGACCAACTCTCCCGCATGATGCAGCTCGATATCGACCCGCAAGGCATCGGGGCCGAGCGTTACCACTGAACCCATCGCCGGGCGCGGAAAGTTGACGGTCCAGAAGCGCGGATCGAAGCGCTGGATGAAGCCGCTTTCCTGTGCGCGGCGTTCGCGGGCGAGCCAGAATGCCATGGAATTTCCTCTATCGGACCTGCTGGAGGGTGCGGCGGACCGCGCTGGCGATCTGGCGTGACGAGCGGCGCATCGCAGTCGGCGCGGCGGTGCCGCGCGGCACGGCAAGCTGGATCGCGACATTCACCTCGCGCCCCTGTCCGATGCCGTCAGCGCCGCCGCGCTCGATCCGGCCCGAGGCAGTGGGCAGGAACACTTCCGGCCCATTTTCGCCGACCAGATAGGCGCGCCCTGGCGACACCGGACCGCCGGTTGCCCGGCCCGGCAGGCCGAGCAATGCGCCAAGCGACTGGCCGATCAGCCCACCAAGTCCGCCGGAGCCCGAGCCCGAGCCGCCGAACATATTGGCGAGGCCCGATTGCAGCGCATGGGAGGCAATCTCGTCGAGCGCGCGAAAGGCCACCCGCTTCAAATCGTCGAACCCGAGGCTGCCGCGCCGCAAGGCGGACAGCAGGCCGTTTTCGAGCACGTTGCCCGCCCGCCCGAAACCGTCCAGTAGCGATGTGTCGAGCGAGCGGCGCATCGTTTCCACGTCGGCGGCAAAGCCGTCAGTGCTGGCGCGCACGTCGATCACCAGGGCGTCGAAATTGTCATCCATCGGGGTTGCACTCCATCATCCGGGCGATCAGGTCGCGGTTCGGCGGGGCCGGGTTGGCGGGGTCGGAAGGGTCGGCGAGCGCCATTGCGAGTTCAGCCGGGGTCGCTGTCCAGAAATCGCCGGGACGCCAGCCCAGCAGCCTCGCGGACAGTGCGCAGCAGCGCCGGGCCGCGTCGGCGAAAGTCGCGCTCACGCTTCGCCCTGAAGCACCTGAGCCAGAATGGCGCGCACCGGGCGGGTGGCGTTTACCAGCCCCATCGCCAGCATCGCCTGACCCACGACAGCGCGTTCGGGTCGGCTGTCGGCGGGGAGGCAATGCCACAGCAAGGCCGTCATCTCCGCCAGCGTCAGCGCGCCTTGCGACGCCCGCTCGACCAGCGCGAACAGCGATCCCAGTTCGGCCTCGGCGAGGACGAGATTCTCGAAACTCGGGCGCAGCAGGTGGGTTTGCCCGGCAATCACGATATCGCATTCGCCGCGCAAGGGATTGGCGGCAGGGCTCATGCCGCGATCACCGGCCCCGAGCTTTCCAGCTGGAGAGTGTAGCTACGCTCGCCGTTGAAATCCCCGGCATAGTCGAGCCGCTGCACCAGGAACCTTCCGCGCAGCTTCTCGCCATCCTCGAACGAGAGTTCATAGTCGTCGAGCGTCCCGGCCAGCGCATGGGCGCGCACCGCGCTTTCGGCGGCGCTGCCGAGGAAGATCCCCGCCGCGCTGACCGAGACCGAGCGGGTGCCAGCGCCAGAAAGCAGGTCGCGCCAGCCGCCCGAACCCTTGTGCGTGACCACGACAGTATCGCCGTTGATCGACATCTGCGTGGTCCGAAGGCCGGCGACGGTCTGGTAGGCAGGAGGCGTGGCGCCGTCGCTGATCTTGAGCAGGAAGGCAGAGCCGGATTGTGCAGGCATGGGCTTACTCCGTGATGGGGGCGAGAATGCGGAAGCGGAATTCGAGCAGCGCGCCGCGGCGATTGTCGTCGCGGGCCTCGCTGCGCGAACGCAGGAAGCGGATCGAGGCGAGCTCGAATCCCGGCTGGAATGGCGGCAGGGCCAGCACGCGGCGCTCGATCGCGCCAAGCAGCGCTGCGTCGGCGGCGGTCAGATCGGTGCGGGTTTCCAGCTCCAGCGCGATCCGCGTCTCGCGGCCCGACCGGTCCTTGGTCCCCCAGTCGATCGATGCACTCGCGGCAATGCCGAGCCATGGCGGGCTCGTGCTGAGCGGTGCCTCTTCGGCGATGGTGTTGATCCCGGCGAGCGCCGGATCGGAGCGCAGCCAGGCAATCAGGGCGGCGCGCAGGTCGTTTTCCATGGCGCTCAGCTCTCCGGATTATTGTCGATAAAATCGGGCCACAGCGCGGCAGGCGAGTGCCAGCTGGTGCGGCCCCGGCGACGGGCTGCACGCAGGTGGCGATCAGCGAGGCGCTGGGCGCGTAGTTGCAGGCGTCGGACCAGCGCGGCGCCGGGCACGCTGGCGCGGATCATGCGAGCCGCACCTGACGCCACGGACGCCACAGCGCGGTGACGCTTGCTGGCGGCACGGCGCTGCCCTTGTTGTCGCGGTCGCGGTAATGGTGCGCGGCAAGACGGATGATGCCCTGCGCCAGCGGCGGGGGCAGCGCGTCCCAATCGGCGGCGATGCCGACGCTGAGCTGAAGCGCCACCGCCCGCGCTTCGAGCGGTTGGGCAAGACGCACGCAGGCGCTGCCCGCAACACGCAGTTCGATCACCAGTTCGGGCGCGTCGATTGTGGTGCGGGTGCCGTCCGCGGCGATGGTCGCCGCAGCCACCAGCGCCTGAACCGGGCGTGCCACCAGTTCCTGCCAGCCGGTGCTGACGGGAACGATTTCCTCCACTTTCTGGCGCAACGGCGATTGGCCGGTGAAGGCCTCGCAGATGGTCACGCTGGTTTCCAGTAGCCGCGTAAGCGCGGCGTCCTCGTCCGGACGGCTGATGGCAAGCCAGTGCTTCAGCTCTGCCAGCGCAGCCTCGCCGGGCACTGGTGGCTGCACG